TAGCGCCAGTGGTATCCACAAAGCGTATAGTAACCCCGTGAATGCGCTTCACTTTGCCCTGTGCTGTGCCGTCGTCGCCGCCAGCCTCCATGCGCAAAGTCTCAATTGTGGTTGTGTAATCAAGGCCCACATGCGCAATGCTGGCCTCATTGTCCAAAGTGATAGCGCCAAAGTTCACCGTCTTGTTTGTTTCTATTTTGCCATTCACAGAAACAGATACGTTCTCTCCGTCAAGGTAACCTAGATCCCTAATTTCAGTAAAAATATCTCTGTATTCACCGCCGGATGAGTAAGGAGAAACATCTGTTCCCATAAGGCTTTTCGCTGCGTAGCCGCCAGATGTATAAGTGCCAAACGAACTTGTGTTTACAAACCCAGAATATGGACTGAGAGATGTGCCTCTTCCAACTTTAAAGGTATCAGCATCAACAACAGTTACCTTGTAATTTAAATTGTTGATTTGAGTCATGCCCACGACATCAAAAATAGAAACAAAGTCTCCCGTTGAAAAGCCATGTGCAACGCATGTAACTACGCCTTCAGTAGCTTTGGTTATATTTGTGATTGCTTTTCCGCTAGTCGGCGCAAGTGTGTGATTTGTATTAAAAGGCAAATCACTAACTCTGTATGTGTTGTTATTTAACTCTACAGCACCTTCAACATTCTTGATGGTAATTTTGCTTCCGGCGGTTGGGATATCTGCAAACGTAACCTCAAGAGCATCAACGCCGCCTGTGGGGTTGCCAATGTTCGTTATGGCTTTAGGATTATCAATGGTGACACTCATATCAAAATAATTGTAATTATCTGCATCGCTTTCTAAATCATATCTATCCATAAAAACGATGCTTCTAACCGTTAACGCTTGCGCGAATGAAGACAAATTGTCTGGGCCTTCTCCAAATCCTGTATGTTGCCTAGCCATTGACATATAAACCCTATCTTCATTCCCAGATGAAAGAGATGCTAGGCTTTCAACCTTGGTATTGTTAGGATCATTTGCTCTAATGATGGAGCCTTCAATTGTTGTGGTCGCGCCAGATGTGCCGCCTGTAATAGTTTCATTTACTATGAAATTTCCAGAACGATTTACAATATACATACTACGGCTTGGCTCATACTTTAACAAAGTCGCCGTTGCGCCAGATGTGCTGCCAGTTATTGTTTCTGGCAAAGAAAAGGTGCCAACATGCGTTGCTATATCAAAAACCTCTATTTGATTTTGGAAGGGCGAAACAAACGCGTGTTTATGCCATCCAACTACATTGTTTGCTGGATCGTAACTTAGACCTATTAGAACGCCATCTTCTCGTACAAACCACAGGATAAGTTCTGGCTTTTGCTGCCAAACCATATCAATGATAGGTTTTTCAGCTAGATGATTGGCAAGCACAGTCAGGTCTACGCCTACAAGGCCATCTCTATCCAAATCAAACGTAATTTCTTTGACTTTCAAACCGCCCTTTTGAACCATTATTGTGCTGGTGCCAGCACGCAATGGACGCACAGTTGACGAGCCAAAGGTGGTTTCTCTCAAGACATTAACGCTTGTTGGNGTAACAGGCTCATTTCCAGCGCCGCCAGATAAGGTAAACTCAGCGCTTGATGTTAATATTTGCAGAAATCTTCCTGGCANCAGGTGATTNATCACATTAACTTGATCAGACGCTATCGTTATATTGATAGCTGAATCGTCATTTGTGCCAGGTGTATGGTTTTCAAAATCAGCAGTGACAGAGCCGAACAAAGTTTGCGGCTGATGNTTTGTGCCAGCAAAATACAAACGNTCTTCATAAAAGTTCACAGCGCGTGGAAATCCTCTAAGGGTGCTGAATGCACCCTCAGACCACCTTTTAGTGGCGTTTGAGGAGCCGACAACCTCGTTAGGCAAGACGCCAATACCCTTGACTGTGGCATCAACCACAGTGGCGCTTGTAAGCGCTGTAATCTCTACATACCCTGTGCCGCTATGCTGGAACGTCCAAGTGATTGCGCCAGCGTTATAGCTTTGCGCACCTTCCAAATGCACAGGCGGTGTGGCTCCAGAGTTTTGAGTAGAACCTGTAGTTTGCTTGTAAACATTACCATTATAATAAACTAGCGCGTTGTTAGCGTAGCTTGTACTTGCAGCCCATTGATCATGAAACTCCTCAACAGGCGCACGAAATCTCCACAAAGCCCCTACATGGCCTGTTTCAAAAAGATCAGCAGATGCTGTTAGCGTAATGTTCCCAGTGTCGGCAGACGCATAAACCGTCGTTGACGTTATGTTTTCATCAAGATACGGACCATCTGTAAACTCAATCTCTTCTATTTGGAATTGAGTTGTTGAGACTCTCGTTATTTTGCGCGGCGCATGGTTTTTGTGAGCAATATATAGAACATCTGCCGATTGTGTGAAAGTTAGCTCAAAAACCTCAGTCTCATTGTAGGGAGATGCAAGTTCGCTATTGGGTCCAATTTTAAAAAAATATTCGTTATTAGATCCTGTATTCAGACCGTTTGCACCCCACTCGCTTTGTGGCATTAAGCCAGTGTTTGTTAATGACGCTCTCAAATAATTAGGGCTAAAGGTTCCTTGAAAATTACCGTTAAGCTCGCCTACAACAAACTCTCTTCCGTTAAAAGCAGAGGCGCGACCAGTCATGTTTTTGACGATAAATCTGTCCTTTTCAGCTACTTGATTGCCAGTACCAGTATTGACTGGAAATTCAACAAATCTGTCCTGAACCCCGTCACCAGAATTTAGAAATGTAATATTCATAGATCCGCCAAATCCAAAAGACTGCAAATCTAGCAGCTCATTGTCTTTGAAAATGCGAATGTAACTGTCACCAAACTCAAGCAAGTAAGTTTGTTCGTCGCTATATTCAAACGGCACTAAACGCGCTTTGTGAGTCTCCCCATCAGCCAGTGGTGCACCCCAAGTGCTAGGGGGGTTGCCAGTTGCGCGATTGTCTTTGAGTTTTGTGTTTGCCACAAAGGTAGTGCCAGGACGGCGACCTACCCCACCTTGCGGAAAGATAACGCCATTCTCAATAGTCTTGGCACCAGCATTGTATTTCTGAAGATCAACACGGCCTTCTAATCGTGGCGATAGTTCTCCTGCCGTGAAGTTAGTGACAATATTAGAGCTACGCGCCATGTCAGTACCTAATTTCTACAAATTCACTCGCTTGGGTTTGATCTGGATAGCCTTCCATGGCATCCATGCTACGCGCTTCTTTTAGCTGCGCTTCATACAAAGAGAACATCGTTTGCGCCAAAGTATTACTGCCGGTGATGTTGTAGGCTATTGAAGACGCCAGACGATGCGCAATCGTTGTAGAAAGAAGGCTGTCAAACAATCCTGTGTCTGTGACTTGTGACACAAAAACTATCTTGCACGTTGCCTCGTTGCTAAGGATCTTACGCCCCTCAATCTTATACATGACGTTGCTGTCATACGCGGCAATCTCGTTGTTTACATTGTCATTCCAGAAAGAAAGCACCTTTAGACAAAAAGGCGATGTAGGCAACGTATATGAATAAGTAAAGCCAAAGGCGGGGCCGCTTGAGTCTTGAGACAGAGTTGCACGTGATATCGCACAATTCCAAGGATGCGCACGCAAGACAGCATCCCTAACAGTCTCATAGCGCCTGTTACACAGACGCGCTTCTTTTGAATTCTCAGTTAGTGAAGTGATTGCAGCGCCACCAAGCAAGTCTAGCGCTTCGTTACAAATATCAACGACTGATGGCATTGCGCACTCCTTAATGGAAAGAAGGGGCGGCGAACCGCCCCCTCAATATTAGTTTACGACGTACTCAACGATGAACGCCATATCACCACCCGTGCCACCTGTAGCATTGAAGGTGGCAGCAATGTAATAGGTGCCGCCTGGATCAGAAGACTGACCGGCAAGTTCCCATACTTGCTGTCCTGTAGTGTTAAGGTCAGCCGCTTCATAGCGTAGTTCCGCAAGGCCAGCGCCATCAGCCACAGATGTAGCCAGAGCATCCTCATCAACAACCGCACCTGCGTCGGTGTAGAAACCAACATTGTAGGTGCAAGAGCCACCGAGGGCATCAGAACCTACACGTACGGACATAAGAGTTGCATGAGTTGGCACCGGTGCCAGCATAACGATGTCATCGTCGGTGCTGTCGCCAGCGGCAAGAGCAACATTGCCTTGAGCCACACGGACAACGCCGCCCAACTCTTGTGCATTGTTAGCAACCTGCGGGAGAGCCTCAAGATTGGCAATGAGGTCTGAGTTTTTAGTAGTCATAACCTATCTCTCCTCTTAGTCAGGGGTTTCGTCACAGAAGATCTGAACAACCTTGTCTTCTTCCATGCGCACCGCGCCGATGCTCATGCAGTAATAGACCTGAGTTGCGTAACCCTTATCGGCACGCTCATCAATGCGTGCGCTGATGTCTTTGCCGACACCAAGAGTCAGACCATCTTCTGCCCATGCAAAACACTTACGAATATCGTTAGAGTCCACAGACAGACGGTTGGACATGATGAAGCGGAAGCCCATGAAGGTATCCAGCTCACCTTGTACGAGAGCCTTCACAGTGTTGAAGTCGCTGCTTGTGACAGTTGTGTCGCCAAGAAGATCCTCAATCTGCTTAGGGCCTACTGCGATATAACGCGGGATTGATGGGTCAACATCGTTGAGATCCATCTTACGCTTTGCCTCACGCAGCTTGGCAAGGGTCAGACCATCGTTGGACGATGAAGAACCTACCGAGTTTGCTGTTGCATCAAGCGTTGCGCTACCAGAACCAGTCTCACCAGTGTTGGCAGTGCCGGTTGCAGCAGTGATGATGACATCATCCATCGCACGACCCATAGCTGCGGCAGCAGCGCGTGCATAGGAAGAAGTCGGGTCGATGAGCATACGCACCTTGTCCTGATCGTCCACGAGATCTGCGTACTCATAGTCCGCAAGGCTCAGACGACGCCTGTCATGGGGTGTATCCATCTGGGGGGTATCGGCATGGCGGCTGGTGCGCAGGGCAGCAGTAGCCGATCCGATCTGGTCGATAAAGGCATTTTTACCAACAACATTCTCAACGCGAACCGCATCACGCAGACGAGAACCCATCTGCTGTGAAAGCATCTGCACGTTTGCAGAATACTGTTGCACAAATGCCGTAGTGACTTGTGTAGACATTAGCCTACCTCCTAACTACAGTTACATTTTTGCAATTTGCGGTGTGCTACCCTTTCGGACACTCCTAGCCTTTTTGGCTGGCGTCAAGCCGCCGTCTTTCCGGCTGTCATCAGGACGGCTCTCGCCGCTACCCTGTACCACCCAATCATAGTACAACTGTGCCATGTGGGCTGGATTCATGATATCACGTTGCGTGCCAAATTCAATCGCTATCCTAAGACACTCTAAACGCAGTTCAATTCTTTCCTCATCCGTCATGGATCATACCCATGAGTTCTTGCACCCGATCAATCGCATTTTGACGCGCAGTCACGTTCTTGGAATCCCAATATGCGTGGCTCTTGTCATTCATNATTGCGTCNATCTCTGCTTGCGCCTGCTTTGGCGTCATCGAATAATTTGACGATGCGCCATCAATGCTGTCTTCGCTNGTCACAGAAGACTTGAAGTCTGCCATAGCTGCAAAGGCTTTGATGAATGCAGGGTGATTGCCAATCAACGTGCCATCAGAAAGCTGTAGGTTAAGCACATCATTGCCTGCAAACTCACGCGCAGCCTGTGAAGCCGCGTTGATCTTGGAGTCATAGCTGTTGCCCCACTCCCTACGCAGTTCAGTTTCTGTGCTTACAGCAGAATCCGCAACCATCTGCTGCATTTGTTCAGCAGAATTAGAAACGCTAGAACGATAATACTCCAACACACCCTGCGCCTGTTGTGGCGTCAGCCGTAATTTATGAGCAATATCAGCGTATTGCGTGGCAATGTCCTCAGTAATGACGTTGCCGTCAGCCTTAATCTCGTAGCCATCTGGTGCCTCTGGGCGACCAAGCCTGCCATAAATATTGTCGAGATCTTCATCTGTTGGGTTGATGGGCAGCGGAATCTTCTCCGAGCCAATCAATCTTTGTGCGTTGACATATGAACGCGCCAGGTTTTCCACATCCTTGATAGGCCCAAAGCTAGGGTGTTCGCGGATGTCCTCCGGTATCATGGTCAAGAAGTCGTTACCAGACCCGCCTTGTGCTACCTCTGCCGGTGTTTCAATCGGCGCAGCGTCAGGCTGGGCTACCTGTTCAGCCACTTGTTCTGACATTTAGTCCTCACTCATCATGTTGTAGATATGAAGGATTACTGCACGTTTTCCTTCCTCAAACGCTGTGGCATTTGCATCTCCCGCCACATAGCTTGAAGCACGCCAGTTACAGCGTGCCTCAAGATCTCCCAAAACTTGTTTGCCTGCATGCTCATTGAAGACGTTCTTATACATCTCCCGCAGCTTTTTAATTTCCACCGCCATCGCTTACCATCCTCACAGCCTGTGCTGCTTGCGCAGTCGTATATACATCTTCTTGCTCTTGCTGGCGCTGTATCTGTTCTTGTTGTGCAGCAGCACGCTGTTGCCGTGTTTGATCAATCTGCGCCTGTGGGAACAGGATATCTTTCGGCACACCTAGCGAGTCCACAACATGATTGACCAGCCCATCTGGGTTGAGATGGTCGCCAACTGGCAGCGACTGTGCAAGCGGTAGCAAGATTTCCAAAGCCTTCATGGTGCCGTTCAGGCTGCTGGACTTCTGTGCGCGTGCCAGTGGCGATACATATTCGATATCTACATCACGCCCTTGCAGTACATCTGGTGGCACCGCAAGCATGTCATTGCGCAACATCAGCGCAAATACACGATCTATCATAGGACGCAGCATTTCGTTCATCAGACGCCCCAGAACAGGCCCTATAACGCGCATACGCTCTTCCTGACGCTGCACTACCTCAGTAGCGGTCATATTGGGCGTAGCGGCTGATAGAAGCTGATCTACGTAGAATGCAGAGCGAATAGCGCCACGACGCTGTTCTTCCATCTGCAAGCCGATAGGAATGTTTGCACCAGTGTTTAGCGGCGTAATCGTGTCGCGTGTGCCTGTGCGATAGAAGTTAAGGCCACCTGGCTGGGTACGGATAGGGAGAAGAAATCCGTCGTCAGGAACAAGTAGTGGAGGATCTATTTGTTTCTGCGCAGCTTGGATGATGGTTTTTGACATAAGATTCAACATCTTAACGTCAGGCAACGCCACCATCGCAGGTGACCGCCCCATCACTTCACCAGTTGCCTTGAGAAAGCGCGGGACAATGTATGGAAACTCTTGAAACCCACTGATCGCTATGGGCATCTTGGTTTCCATACAAATATACACTGACGCAAACGGCATGTTTTTGTTGTCACGCTTGGTCGTATCACGATCCTCACGTGGCATAACAGCGTGCAGCAGCGTTACCTCTTCATCTGGCTTCTTTTCAAATGTGCGCTGAATAAACTTGCCTACGTTTTCCAGCCCAAAACGTTGCACAGCTTGCCTTGCAGGGATGCTGTACTTGCGAAAAACAGTATCAACTAGGCCAAACTGATCTTCAGCAATGTAAAATTCAGATATGTGGCGTGTGCTGAAGCGCAGATTTTCCTCATCCATTTCCACAAACATACAGCCTGTGCCAAAAACAACGAGATCTACATAGAGTTCATGCACCTCAGTCTCAAAATTAGACTGATTGAACGCCCTGATCATGCGCTTGCTGCTGTCTTCTAGCCAGCGCTGCACCATGTCATCACGCCCAACGTCAGGATCTTTCATCGCAAGGTGGAACCAAGGCGTAGCGCCGCTTGTAAGCATGCCATGCAGCGATGCAGACAGAAGATCTACAGCCTGCAACGCAGTACCGTCAAAGATCTGCTCCATCCGCTTTTCGCCACGGCTGCGCTTTTTAACAATATCTGCCTTGCGCGGCAGCATATAGTCGCCAAGTTCCTGATAGTGGGTATCCCAATTGGCTCTTTGGCCTTCTAAAAACTCAAAACGAGCGACCAGTTCTTTAATTGGGTCCATAACTTATCCTAACTTATTAGGGTTTCTTGATTCGGTTGCGCCTCTTCTTCAACCATAGCGCCTGCAACTCTAGTTGAGCCACGGCCCTTACGCTTGGCAGTCTTTTGCCGCAAGGCTTCTTCAGCAAGAATGTTTGCGCGTTGATAATTTATTTGCGCTGGCGGCTCTGGCGGCGGCGGTGGCGGTGGCATAACGACCTTTGGCGTAAACATAGACATTAGTTTTTCGCTCCTCGTAATAATATACCTTCTACCCTTCCTGTTGCACCCGTTCTTTTAAAGCGTGTTGCATACCTACGCCCATCATCACTCAAAGCTGGCTCTAAAGCCTCTAAGATTGTTGCTGGACGATCTGTCATTGGCGCTTGCGGCATAGACACAGAGCCATCTGGATCTTGAGTAGATGTGCTAAGAGGTCTGCCGGAATACACAGTGCCGCCAAACGGGCCAGGCTCATTCACACCAATAATTGCATTTGTAGTTGGGTCAAGCACAGGCGTAACGCTATACTGTAGTTGCCCATCTGGGCCAATAGTCGGCGTATCTTGTGACAACTTTTCAAGTAGGCGTGCGGCATTCATCGTGCCAATTGAATTCAAAATGGTGCCTTGAATGCCTTTGGTGCCTACTGTAGCCCTTGTTTGCAAATCTCCAAGCTGCTCTTTGTTAATATCAGTACG